AGATAAAGGAAGCTGCGTTGAAGTTCTTTGACCCAGAAAACCTTAAGAACTTTAAAGCTAAGATAGAAGCCATCATAGACTACGCGGCGAGTATATTTAAAAACCCTACACTCGAAGACATTCAGTTTCTCATATACAGATTTTGTCAATTCGTTTCTCAGATAGAGAACGGTATCAATGCAATTAAGAATCCTCTAGATACATTTATAAACTCTTACAAAGATACGGTTAGAATTCTTAGATCAAATTCCGCGCCTAACACTACGAGATCGGTAACGGCCGGAGCGATTCGTTACGACTTGCCAGCTAAGGGTAGTGGAATAAATACAAGTAGAGAAATTTATACAGCCGCTGGAGATATTCCGCCAATGGGCCCGGAAGATTTTCAAGCAGTAACTCCTTGGAACGAAGGTAAGGGTGACTCTAGAGTAACGTTTAACGGTAGGTGGGTTGCTGCTTTAGGAAGAGATGGTTGGGAAAAAGTTGACATTGGAGTAAGAGCAATGTTAATGAAAGTGCAGAAAGACTTTGGCAGATCTCTGTTTGTAAATAGTGGATATAGATCACCTGAATATAATGCTAAGCTGAAAGGCGCCGCTAAGAACTCTTTGCATATGCAAGGAAAGGCTTTAGATATATCTTGGTCTGGCATAAACGACGAAACTAAAGAAGAGTTTATAAGATTGGCGAGAATACACGGATTTAGAGGAATAGGAAGATACGGCTCTGGGTCAGGAAACTTTATTCATATAGACGTAGGACCGGAAAGAACGTGGTCAAAGGCATGAGGGATTATAAGTGGTAGTACAATTAAACTCTCCAGGTAGAAGTAGGCCTAGTCTGTTCTCAGACTTTCATAAAGACATGACTCAAAATCCAATTTCAGAAGACCTTGCTATTAAAAGGGACGAAGAGGCCGTAAAGGAAGCAATAAAAAACCTTATTCTAACGGATAGAGGTGAGAGGTTAATGCAGCCTCTAGTCGGCGGTAATATTCGTGCTATGCTTTTTGAAAATAATACGCCGGCCACGATAAAGATTATTCAAGAGATGGTAAAAGAAACGGTAAGAATCTATGAACCGAGAGCGACTCTATTAGATGTAATAGTCCAATCTTCGTTAGACGAATCTACTGTTCAAGTCGCAATCTATTTTTACATAAATAACGTCGAACAGCCGATCACACTAACGGTGTTCCTAGAGAGGACAAGATAAATGGCTACGAAACCAATCAATGAGCTCGATTTCGCAGCGGTTAAGGATCAATTTATAGAATTCCTTAAGACTCAGACTCAATTTAAAGATTACAACTTTGCGGGTTCGAATATGAACGTTCTTTTGGATGTTCTAGCGTATAATACCCATATGAATAACTTTTATACGAACATGGCGATTAACGAGATGTTTTTGGACTCTGCAGTTCTTAAGAACTCAGTCGTATCTCATGCGAAAGAACTAAACTATCTGCCAAGATCACGATCATCTGCTAAAGCGGTTGTAAATCTGAGCATTATTGATTCTACAACGCAATCTCAAACTATTTCTATTCCAAGGTTTACGGAATTTGTGACTACGTTGCAAGGAAGTTCATACACGTTCTTAACAAACCAATCATACATCGCAAAAAGAACTACTGGAAATACTTTTGTTGCAACAAACGTAGAGATATTCGAAGGTGAAATTCTTACGCAGTTTGAAAAAGACGGTTTCTTTCTTGACGAAGAAACTTTTCTGAGATGTAATCTCACGAACAACAATATAGACATTAGTTCAATTGAAGTGTTTGTAGATGAAGTAGCTACTGAAGGCCTCAATCAATTCGTGTACACTCCAGACATATTTGGTGTAACTCCAACTAGTAAAGTATTTTACTTAGATGCAAATTTTGATGATACCTATTCGATTTATTTTGGAAGAGATGTCTATGGAGAGCAGCCTAAAAAGGATATTGACGTAAAAGTTCAGTATCGCTCATGTAACGGGACAGAGGCAAACGGCGCAAGCAGATTTTCAACTACGTTTAAGCCAAACGTAACAGTCTCAACTGTTGCAGTTGCTAGCGGTGGCGCCGAAAGAGAAAATCTTGAAAGCATTAAGTTTTTTGCACCCAAGTCTATTCAAATACAAGATAGGGCCGTGACAGCAAACGATTATGCTATCCTATTAAGACAGCGGTTTCCAGAAATACAATCAGTTTCCGTGTACGGCGGAGACGAGTTGGATCCTCCACAATACGGTAGAGTCGCAATCACAGTCAATTTACAGGGAGAAGGAATTCTTTCTGATACGAGTAAGAGTGAATACATAAGATATATTTCTGATAAGAGTCCTCTTACGATTGAACCAATTTTCATTGACCCAGAATTCCTCTATGTTGAAACAATAATCGACATAACATATTCAAAGAAGTTTACGACCAAGTCTACACAGGAACTAGAATCTCTCATAAGAAATAGAGTACTATCTTATAACTCCACAAACTTAGATGATTTTGGTGAGACTCTTAGATTGTCAAGGCTTGCCGCAATCATTGACGACATTGATGATGGTATTTTAAGTAACTCTCTATGTCTAAACCCGATTATCGAGTACGCACCGGTTCTTAATCTTACGCTAAATCCAAAGTTTAGATTTGATACGCCCCTAGTTAAACCGTACCCTTATCGTGCTGCGACCGGATTCGCAGACTTTAAACCCTCTATAGTTAGTACTTCGTTTACGTATAAGGGAATTAAGTCAAAACTTCAAGATAACGGTGATGGTAGCATGCAAGTAGTAAGTGCTAGTTCTATAAACACTGAAATACTAAATCCATCAGTTGGTACTGTTGATTATTCAACTGGCCTCGTTTCTCTCGTGAACTTTGTCGTAGAAGGTTTTTCTGGAAACGCAATTAAAATATACGCAGCCTCGGTGTCTGCGGATGTAAAGTCCCCTAAGAGTCGTATCCTTACGATAAGAGATGAAGATATTGTCATCAATTTCATAGAGTCCAAGTAATGTCAATAGATAAGCTAATATCCTTTCACATAGAAAGACAGTTTCCGGCGATATATCGTGAGGAGGGAGCTGAGCTAATTCAATTTGTAAAAGAATATTATAAATTTTTAGAAACAGAAGATAACCAGTCCATCTACAACAGTAGAAGAATATTTGAGTATCGTGATATTGATACAACTTTAGATCGGTTCGTCATATTTTTTAAAAATAAGTATCTTTCCGATCTTCCGTTTAATGATAATACTGTTCGCATAGTAATTAAGAACATTCTTGGCTTATATCGTAGAAAAGGATCGAAGAACGGATTAGAATTATTCTTTCGACTCTTTTACAATGAAGCTATTAAAGTATATAACCCATCAAGAGATGTCTTTAAGCCGTCGGATTCCATATGGAGAAGCGGAAGATATCTACAGATGGTACCAAACGACGGGTTATTCTCTTCTCCGCGAGCACCAGGAAAGACTTACACTTATATAGATATAATTGGAAAAAAGATTACTGGCGGTGCTTCAAAAACAAAAGCAACCGTAGATAAGATTAACTTCATACTTATCAATAATACGTTCATACCGATCATTTTTATAAATGATAGCACCGCGGACTTTTTGAATCTGGAAAACATATTTTGTGAATTAGATGGCGTGCCAATTAGTTTTGGAATTATTAACGGGTCATTAACAGCCGTAGACGTTGATACTAACTTCAGAGGAACGTTAAATAACCAAGTAGGTGATTTAGTTACATTTAGAACAGTCCCAGATGGAATTGGCGCGTACGGAACCGTCACGGAAGTATCTGAAAATTTCACTGGTATTATAGAGTACAACATTCTTGATGGTGGATGGGGTTATTCTATTGATTCAACAAAACTACTCGTTTCAAACCAAATACTCTTCTTAGATAATATCGGCGGAAAATTCAATATACTTGAAGCACTGGAAGATACTGCCGGAAACAGAGGTATAGTCATAGGACAAGACAATATATCTGTTGGTGTAAAAATGGATGCTGGTGACGAATTTTCAAACAACGCCACTATCTCCACGGTGGATAGAGTTGTAAACGTTAATATATCAGCCCTTTCTCCAGGTACTGAGATTAGAATTGTTGGTAAGAATGATACTTCTCCTGGACAGCTTTACCCGGACACAGCAAACACTGCTGACGTAATTTTGGCAGAAATAACAAATGAAGAAACCGTTTCTTTAATCTTTGATATCATAGGTGATTATGTAGGAGTTTCTCTTAATGCTGCAAACTATAATTCTCCGCCGGCCGCGCAGCCGATGTCGGGTGGGACGAATCCTGTAACTATAAACACCGTGCTATCATCCGCGTTTGACTTATTACCAGTTGAATTAGGAACTATTGTTAGATTTGATAACGTAAATCCTGGTGACAGTTATGTGAACGATGTGTTTGCAATTGCGTATGATACTCGAGTCACGCTATTTACAAAGAAGAAACAGTTAGTAACTCTAGAAAACATACCAGCTACTTTAAATGTTGGAAGTGAGATAGCCCAAGGTTTAATAAGAGGAAAGGTTATTGCTATACAAGATAGCACATTAACCGTAAGACCTTATTCATATACTGGGTTTAACGCGTCTACTTACATAACCTTTGGCGGGGCAAATTGGAACGTTGTTTCTGTTTCTCAAGATTTTTCTTCAAGCGAAATATCTGGGTTTAACGCAAATATCGATGCGGTAACATCGTTTGGTGTTGGTAGAATACGAAAAGTGTCTGTTATAGATTCTGGTTATGGTTATGGAGACAATAGAACCGCAGAAATAATTGATAAAAACGGGAATGTTGCTACCGTGGGAACAACTTCTGTTAGTGGGCAAGGTTCTTCTGGCGGGTTCTGGTCTTCTGTCAATTCGCACCTAAACGGTTATACAAAGACAATAATAGGCGACGGTGTTGATAAATATTACGACTCAGGAAAGAGAGTCCATGACAATAGATACTATCAAGAATATTCTTATGAAATTCAATCCAAGATTGATATAAGAGAATACGAAGAGCCTCTAAAACAAGTAACTCACGTCGCGGGAACAAAAGTATTTGGGCGATTTAATCTTGAAGAGATGGTAGAGTCAAACGTTAATATTAGTAATGCGACTATAGCCCAGCCAGAATAAATAGAATAAATAAAAGCAAAATGCAGGGCGCAAGCCAAGTAGAGGTTATATATGACACGAACAGTTGCAACGAGCAATTATAGATCTGGCTTGACTCGTCTATTTGTCGAGGATATAGGATTTAACAGTTACTATCTTTTTGCGTCAAAGACCTCAAACACGTCTGTCATTAATTCAAATACAAGTAAGCTAAACTTTTTAGAAAATACTCTTTTTGGAAAGAGAATTAATTCTGAAGAAGTTTTTTATATGATAAGAAACTATCCATGGCTTTCTGATACTACATACGACCAATATGACGACTCAATTGATATTAGTAAAAAGATGTACTATGCTGTAGTATACCCGGAAAACAATCAAACTGGCGACTATCGTATATACAAGTGCCTGTTTAATAACTACGGAGCAAGATCTATAAATCCGCCAAACTACAGTCTTTCTACGGCAGATCAGATCTATATTATGCCAGACGGATATGTATGGAAATTTATGTACAGCTTAAGTGAAATAGAATTTGAAAAATATAATAACTTAGGATACATTCCTATTATAAATGAAGCGAATTCTAATACAGTCGTGTCTGATACCAGTTCTGTAGATCAAATATTTGTTACAAACGCCAATACGAACAAAGGATACGAAAAAGTCCAAGGGAGTATATTCGAGATTAACTCAGTCACCGGCGAAATAGTTATTAGCGAAACCGTTGTTAATAGCTTAAGTGCAGTTGGAAACTATTATGCTGGATATACATTTTATGTAACAAATAATATCCCGAATTCAAGAGCGTACAGAGTATCTTCTTATGCATACAATCCTACAACCAAAAGAGCAACGATAAAATTAGATGAAGGTGTTCCAAACGATGGTGTGTTGGTAACAACCTCTTCATATAGTCTACTCCCACGAATTGATATAAGAGGCGATGGTTCTGGCGCAGTTGCGATTGCAAATGTTTCAAATCTTGGCGCAATAGAAACAGTCAGGGTTTTAAATAAAGGTTCTGGTTACACAAATGCAACCGCTACTGTGCCGGATCCGTTTGCATTTGATCCG